GTTTTGTAAGACGGCAGATAGAGACACAATCTGCAAACACATCATATAACAAACCAAATCATTGCCGAATCCAAGGCACCTACTAATCCCTTAACACAACCCTTGTACACTTAAGCACAAAAGCCACTGTATTATATCAAATAGTAGACTGTATAGTAAATACTATATCCCGAAGAAATGGATAATTTAATTAGCTAATGACATAGAATGCCATGTAGTCTCCTCTAGTTTGACAACCGACGCGCAGACTGGTTCAAACAGGGTTTTCACTTTGATTTTCACTTCCGTATCAACATACGGTTGTGTAAATCTAGTGTCAGCCACTATAAGAGCCGGTAAGTCGTTAGGGTCGACAGACACGGGGTAAGGGATGGACGAAGTATCATATTCGAACTGTGATGGGTCAAAAGTTTTGCCGTTCTTAGTCGCTAACGACCAAGCTGCACGCAACTCTTGCTCAAAAGTCCGATATTGACGATTCGGGTCAAACCTGGGTAAACCTCTCAAGTTCCCACCTGTTGCCAGGAGAGCCTTCTTGTAGCTTCTAGAATTCCCACGTAGTATAGCCATGCATTCACGCTCCTTCTTCAACTTCTGTCTCGGTTCATCCGGTGAGGAAGCCTTATATAAAATAGACTTATCACAACGAAACAACCCCTCAACACAAGCCAAACCTAAGAGCTGATTCCAAGACATCATAGTCTCGTGATCTAGCACAGACTAATGCATTTCGTGGAATCACCGATCCAAATCTCATAATAGCATAATCCCATGTCAACCAATTACGTTCAACAGGAATCTTCTTTATAGGATACGACTTCGAATCGTCGTAAATCATACGTGCTAAAATTCGATCTTTCACAGATGCTTTGTACTTGCCACACTCCGGTAGACCTAGGCCACCGAGTGACTCTGGAATAAACCATGGTAGATTCACTCTCGTCAGTTGAGTCTTATTCAGATGCAAAAACTGGCCAAGCACCCGTTCACGAAGCTCATCAGGGCAGTCCTTAATCAACGTTGTAACACGCTGAGAAAACGACCACTCTCCCTCTGAACCTGTGACAGATGCAACACCTCCACTGCGTTTAAGACCATAAAGAAGCCCTAAATTCACATACCTTTCAAGTTCATAATGACATAATCGCCATTTATCACCATTATTTGTATGAAATCTCTGACTCTCATAGCCTCCAGCGTGAAAAGCATAGCTAGTTGAATTAATGTTAAGATAAGTATTAGAAAAGTAGACCTTTCCAACTGACGGAAACAAACCGCAGAAGGAACCAATCCTCTCCCAAATCTTTCTCCCTTCATCATTCACTGGGAAAACAGCGTCATCACCATTGATTGCGAGCTTACAATCGTTTAGTGTATACACACGACGATTCGCAAGCTCAAGTGTCCATCTGCAAATAGCAGCGTTCACAATGCAAAGAATGGGAAACGACACAATTGACCCCATCAACTGACCTCTCGTTTGCGGTTTAGTTACACCATCATACTCAATCATATGTTGAGTCATTGCCTTATAAAAACAATTAGTTTCATCTTCACCAAGCTTCAAAACTTGGGAAATGACCTTAATCGCCTCTTCTGAGCAAAAACTATACATACAATTAGTAGCATCAGTATAATCCACACTTAAAAAACCTTCATCTGCTTTCAATTTCTTACCAAGCATATCTTGAACAAGCATTGCCGTCACTGGCTTGCCTATTAAAGAGAACACTTTGTTAGATTTGAGCACAGACCATAGTTTTCGCTGCAATGGTTTAAGAGCTGTATAAAGCATAGGCGGGCCTTTGGAA